GCCTCTCGTGTGCTCCATTTGGATACAGACTTCTCAAGTCTGTGCTCTGTTGTAATTGCCAGAGGTGATCCGGTCGAACCCTCACCTATCTGAGCATCCTTTATATCGATGGCAACGTATTTGTCACCACTGTACTTTAAGGTATACGTGTGAGTATCCTCACTTAGGAAGAATGCCGACGGTGCCTTCTTAAGACACATAGTTCTTTCACAGAACAATATGGCAGCATTTCGTATGTGGGTTCTGATCATAATGTCAGGAGCACCGTGACAGTATTGTTTAATCTCAGGAACCAATGTCTGGAAAGTTGTGTAAGAGGCCATGGTTTATTCCTTTCTCTCCGGTGAATCTTTAGCACTCTGTGACTGCTCAATGTTAAGCATGCTCATGAAGTTTGACAGGTGTGCTGCAGACTTCTGGAACTCAGCTGATTCATCATCAGCACTGTATGCTTTGTATAGCATGAACTGCACAAGTGGCTCAAAGAATATATCGTTAACACCAGGGTCATCCCCGGTGGCAGTTATCTTAGTTGGTAGTTGGGAGGTTGACATCTCAACGTACACTGCTGTGGTGGCATGCACCGGAGGTGTGACGTAATAGATGTTCGGGATCTTAGCATCATATGAGAAACTCTCAACTGCAGTCTCACCCGTGGCAGCAGGCCACAGTAAATTTGCATAGTCAATGTGTTGTCTGTCTGACGGAGATATAATACGTCCAGCTGTAGATCCATCGACCCCCATGTTTCGAGATATGTCCAGCAGTCTTAAAGCTGCTGACGGCAACGTCTGTTTGATTCCTGCTACAAGCAATACTGATTCTGTCACAGCACCGGCATCTGGTCTCACAAGGATCAAACTTCGAATGCCTGCATTCAAATACTTGATCCAAGTGAGAGCCGTGATACGGTCGTAGGCAGTGTCAGCATACAGCTCAGCAGCATCCAATATGTAATCGTTTGCTGTAAAGGCCAATGTGACTCTCCTTCTTATTTATTATTTTTTCTGGCTTCGTCGTACTCTTTACGAAGCACGTCAATGTGTTTGATGTCTTTGACGGTGTAGCTCAACCGGGGAACTGCTTTGGGTATATATCGGATCTTGCCGTCTCGGTCAACATCCATCTTCATTTTAGTTATCACTGCCGGTACGAGAACACCCTCAACAAATTCTTTGGGTATCCAGCTTTCAAGTTCACGTGGTACCAGTAAGGCAGTACCATTCAATCCAAGTTGTACATAGGGCAGATCATTCTCGTCACTGTTGTAGAACGTGATAAGCACCATCATGCCACTTAGCTCTTTATTCAATTTCTTTCTCGGGTTATGAGTTGTAACATCACCTTCCTGAGAAATAGTGATCGTCTCTTCAAGCCTGCCTGCCTGGGCATCGATCAGCTTCAGAACGTTCTGGAGCTTCTGGACGTTCAGAACTTCCGTTCCCTTATCATTCTTTTTAACGTAGTCAGTTCTATCCAGGTCATACTTCTCGATCAGTTTAAAGAGGTCTTCATGTTTCATTGACATATAATTTACAGCCATGTTTAGATCCTTCCATCGTAAACAGTTATAGTGAGTGCCCCCCATTTATAGGTAGGGGGGCTTAACCTATACTACGAATTATGCACTTAAGTCAGAGACAGCATGCTCAACTCGGGCCATCCAGAAATCATTGAGAATAATCGTTGCAGAATAACCTTTCCAACCTACATGGCCCCGTTGTGCTAACGGGTCAGAGTCAGAAGCTTTCGGATTCACGACCATAGGTGTCATAGCATTGGCACCCTTGAAGGCCACGATACCGTAGGCATCACGTGCAAGGTAGATTGTCTGGTAGATGTCAGCATTGGTGCCGTCACTTTGCAGAACAGCACTACCACCGGAAGCACCGGCAGAGGCCAGAGGCTCGGAGATGGTAGTAGCCAGGTAACGAACGTCTTCGATTTTCCCTAGTTCACCTTCCCAAGGGGTCATCGAACCGTACTTCTCAACCGGTACGAAACCAGTGATAGCACGAAGGTCAGGCTCTACGTCTGGGTGAACGATACCGATGAAAGACGGAGCAATCGGCTCGGTTCCGTAAGCAGGTGTAGACTTAACCATGGATGTGATTTGTTTGCCAAGCTGACGTTTCAGGAACCGTGTAACCTTCCTTTGGTCCAGCAAAGACAGTGTGGTGTTGGTACCGATACGTGTTGTGCCATTGGCATAGAAGACATTAAGACCGGCCTTCAAAACGTTGTAACGGGTTTTCTCGATCAGCACTGCAGCTTGCTCACCCAGAATGTCCACGGCCTCACGAAGAATAGGATCTTCATGGGTGTCCATGACAACGTCAGAAATAATGACACGGTCACCGTATTGAATTAGGCTGGCTTCGTAGTCAGAACTTTCCAGACTGGTTGCATCCGGTGTAACACCTTCGGTCAACACTTTGTTGGCCGGGTTAAAGTTGCTACCCGTGAAGTATTCGTACGGGTTGAAGTCAGTAGCACCGACTGGTGTTGTGAATGTGCTGTCCAGGTAGTACCGACGGAACTGAATTGTCTTGGTGCTGTTCGACGGAAGAACTTTGGCTTGACCAAACTTCTCGAAGATCAACCAAGGCATACCACGTTTCAGAAGGTCACGAACTACGAAAGCAGCTGTACGAGGGGAAATGTCACCATAGGTAATTGTACTCATTTTTACTAATTCTCCTTGAGATTATTTCAGGAGAGGTTCAGGTTAAAGACCTGCTTCTTTGGCAGCACCTGCAAAGTCATTCCGATCTGGGCCATCTGTTTTCGGACCAGGAGACTGACCATCGGTTTCCATCATCGATTGCAGTTTCTTTTGTTTACCGTCATCCCCTACTGATATACTGGACTTCCATCCAGTCTTTGTTTTAAATTCTTTGACAGTGTTAATTACTTGATCTGTCGTGCCTTTTGATACGACACTGTTCAAGTAGGGCTGTATGTACTCGGGCTGAGTGTTGATCCAAGTTATAAGTGCACCAGATCTTACCAACTCGTCAATGTCAGGGTGTGCCTTGACTAACTTAAGGTAGTGTTCTGATTGTGCCGTGGTATCATCAACGGGTGCTGGTTTAGGATCTTCATCATGATCATCCTTCGGTTCGGGTTTTTCTTTAGCCGGAGCTGCAGCTGGTTGGAATTTCTTGATTCTCTTCTCAAGAATATCCACCACTTCTGTAAGCTCTGGGAAGGTTTCCCTAAAGGCATCCATGACTTCCTGTTCAGACTGCTCTTCGTTGGATGCTGTGTCAGTGGCCTTTGCTTCAACCTGCTGACGTAAGGCTTCGTTCTCTGCCTCCAGATCAGCCACCTTCTTATTAGCAGCTTTGATCCGGCCATCCCAACTTCCTGTCCGTTGCCGTTCCCTCTTTAACTCGGCCTCTAACTCTTCAGCTTTGGCCTTCCAGTTTGTACCATCTGCCTGCATGCCGGTATCCGATTTTGTCGGGTCAGCTTCTTGGGTAGGTGCAGGAGCATCTTTAGGTTCTGCTGGCTTAGCTTCAGGTGACTGATCTTTATTGGCATCCCCCGATGCCCCATCAGCCTCTTTAGCTTTAGCTGCTTCTGCCTCTGCTAACTCCTCGTCAGATTTGTTGAAGATGTCATCAAGGACATCCTCGTATTCCTTCTGATCTTTTGCAAACTGTTCTGGTGTTACATACGATTCATCTGGCATAATGCCTCCTTGTGGGGTCTTTACAGATATCCCGGTTAAAGTGTTTGGGGTGTCTCAGCCATGAGGCCCATACTCTAATCAAACGATCCGGTGTACTGGTTAGTAACCGGCTTTCGGACGAGGCCACTGAGCAGTTCAAATAACTCTGTGGCCCGGCCCTGTAATCTTTTTACTTCATCCATGTCTGTCTCCTTTACAAGCAATCCCTGTATCTCAACTATTCTCGTATTGCAATAGTCAACTAATCTGAGGTAGGATGTGCTGTCTGGAGAAGACTTCATAAGGTTAACAAGTTCTTTGGCTTTAGCCAAGCTGACCTCCCTGTACCCGGTTAGGATCTACACCTTCTGCCCCTCCCGGCAGTTGAATGTTAAATAGTTCCATTGTCCGATTCACAGCATCTGGTACGTGCCCGGACGATTCAGCCTTCATGGCCTCAAGTAACATCTCTTGATCCTGCATACGTTTTGAGGACTCTGCCTGTGCTTTTTGCTGCTGCTGAACTTCAGTCTCAGTCCTAATAAAACCAAGCTTATTAAGATCAAAGATATCAGCAAGCTCTCTAAGCAAGACATCACGTTTGATGTACTGCAGATCGATCTCGTTGTTTGTGAGGGAGAGGAACTGATTGATCTGTTCCATCTTGACCTCTTTAGCAATGAGTGATTTCGATCCACGTGCCACGATGTTGTAGTCACCTTTAATATTTTGTTTCTGGTTGAACTCCATGTTCCAAAAGTACATGGCCTTAATGAACTTACGTGTCACACCTTCGTCATAAAAATGAACCTGGTCTTTCAGTGTAATGTTCGATGCACCGATTAACATGGACATACCCGTAGCAGTCTTGGCTGCACCCTGCTGGCCGGAGTCTGTAACACCGGACAGTGATCGTGGTATGGTTGTTGATTCATCAGCTGTTGATTGAAAGAAGTCCACCAGTCCTAAGAACTCGTTCGTATAAGAAGGTAGCTTCGTCACCCTAATAGCCTGCTGCCCGGCTTCGATGCCGGAACCTATTCGTTGGAATACCCTGAACGGGAACAGAGCTGTTGGATCTTCACCATCAGCCAAAAGGTCAATGTTTGCTTCAATGATTGGGCCAGCACTGATTGCAGCATTGTCGAGCATGGCTCGAACGGATGCATTGTACAGTGTCTGAGGATCTCTCATGATCTCAGGTATACCATCACCAAAGATACTGGTCTCGTCTTTGTCAAAGTAATAGAAGTAGTACGGTAGCTCAGCACCTTCGATGGGGCTGATGATTGCCTTGATTATGATTGTATCCAACATCCATAAGTTGCAAGCAACCTCGGGACCCATTTGATCCCACACTTCATCCTTCTCGTCCGGCAGCAATTCCTTGGCCTTTTCGATTGGCAGGAACCCCCAACGTTCGTGGACTTCATACTTCTCTTTCTTAGGTGGTGCATGATCACCTTCCACCTGAGTGTTCGAGGACATGTCACGAAGGTAGGTCTCGTAATGCTTGTACTCTGCATTTCCATCTGGGTGAACTTCCATGAAGGCCTTGATGGCCTCACCATTATAGTCATCCCGTTTAGAAAGTTTGTATAAATTGTTCTTGCTGAACAGATGTTTCTGCCACACGTACCGGCAATCCTTTAACTCTTTGGCACTCTGATCTGGGTAAATATCCCAGATAGAAACAAACTGAGCTGTCGGAATAAGACGTTTTATTTTAACCTGACTCCAGGTACCACCAGCTCTGTGCCAACGTTTACTGATAACCTCTTTGACCATGGGTCCTTTTAGAACACCTGTACCATACACGTGTCCTGAGTGTATCACGTCTCGAATAACCGATCGGTAATCAAACTCAGCAAGTTGGTCTGCAATCTCTTTGCTCATGGCCTTAGCAGCTTTGTCAGCCTGGATAACCATGATGTTTAGGATCTCGTCTGGTGTTGGGACAGTTCCGGTCTGGTCCATTATCTGAGCTGCTATCTCCTGGATAAACTCAGGTGTCAGCTCTGGTACCGGTGTGGGTTCTATGTTCCAGTCTGTGTCATCATTAGCCGGGAACTTAATGTCCATCATACGAGCATCGTAGGTTTTTACCTTCGTCCTGGTCAACCGAATAAAAGCCTTGGATCTGTTCGGATGTATCTTACTGAATACTTCCGGATCATACTGACCACGGTATTGCCTTAGGGCACGGATAAACCTTTTCTCGTCAAATAGCTTCTCAGACTCTGCCATCTGCCACTCTTGATTCATGTTGGAACCGAGATCAGTTTCGTATGGTGTCAGTACAACTGCTGCCATCTTTTGCTCTTCGGTCTGGCCGTCTGTAGCCACATCACGTTTAGGCTCTGTGTTTTTTATCTGCTCGAACGTTTTGTCGAACTCTGATTTTTCGGTTGCCATATTTCATCCTTAGTAACCAGCTGTGTTGTCAGCCGGTGTCTGATGTGATTGTCGTTTAGCCACGTTCTTTCTGAATATCTTTCCTTCAACAAATTCCATGGCACCATACTGCAAGGCCTCATGAACGTGGGAGTATATGTTCTTTTCCGGTTTGTCTTTCCATTTAATTCCCTGCACTGTAGTGGATACCTTCTCGTATTTAAACTCTGAGATGAATCCTTTACGTATCACAGGCACGTCAGGTGTCAGTCTGAAACCTCCCTGCTTTCTCAGGAAGAAGACCACCGATTCATAACGTTGAGCCAGGTTGTTACTCTTGCCGAGTTCAACTGGGAGACCAGCTTTGATAAGAATATCTTTAGCAGTTTTCTTATCCGTCTGGCCACGTTTATTCTCAGGGTCAACAAACATTTCAAACCTGTGCCCCTTGTATTTGTTTCGAATGAGAGGCCAAAGGTGGTCATAAGCAAACTCATGGATACTGGTGTCTTCCGTAACAATCTCGTCAAAGACCACCAGTTCTCCCGTTGGTGTAAACTGCATGAAAGCAGCAGCAGGAGTGAGTCCTGTGTCCAGTCCAACGATAATAGGGATACCCTTCGAGACTTCGAAAGGCTCGTCCTTATAGTGGACTTTGTCATCGTACATTTTATATACCGGCTTACCTGCCCGGAGTGAACCATAATTGTTAAGCACGAATACAGAGATCCAGTCTGGGTCAGCACCTTGGCATTGATCGACATAATAATCCTCAGTCAAGTTCTCCAGGTTATCAGCAAGTGGATTGAACTTATACCAGTTGTGGTCGGCATCTTCAACAAAGCCCTGAGACTTATGGCACATCAGCAGAGCTGGTGGCTGAGTCCAGAACATGTGCTTGTCTGGTTTCTCAACTTCAGCTATCTGATACAGCCAGTGCTCGGTTGCAATGGAGTTGTAGTCACTGATTATAAATGGTTTGAATGCTCCGATCTTGCCGTACTTGTTTAGGAACGGCCTATACTGTTCCCGGTAATCCGGGTGTACCTTACTGATGTCCCTGACCTTCGGGTACCTATCAATTCGAGACTTGAGCATCTGAAATACACCTCTTGGTATCTCAGCCGTCTCGTTAAGGTGAGCACCTGTCAACTGAAGAGACTGCAGTTTGTTGACATCCTCTTCCCTGTCCAGGGCCAAGAACACAAGCTTCATTTCAATCTTGGTCTTACCGTCTGGGTGGTCCATCTCTATTATGCCACGGATCGGTATGTCGTATACAATATCAATGAGTGGACCAAACCAGTCGTTGATCCACGAGTCAATCGTGGTTGATTTTAAATTTGGATACGATGCTCGAAGGACGGCATACTTACTTCGTCGTACACC